GCTTTTTGAAAAGTTGGTAGATGTAATGACAGACATGTTGAAAGGCGTTTTTAAAAAGTAGTCATAATGCCTAAAAGATTATATACAATTCGAGACTGGTCTGGTGGAATGAATAACAGAAGAGATCCTAGGGATCTTTCTGATAATGAGTTTTCATACATTATAAACATGTCTATTGATTCGCTTGGTAAGTTAAAAACCGTTGGTGGTTTGTATTCTAACTTAGCTGACTCTGATGGTGACACATCTAGTTCTCCACTAACTCAATACATAGTAAATAGAACTGCTGGGATAAGTGGAGCTGGTGGATATGGATTGTTTTATTTTGAGTCAGATCATAGCGGGTCTTCTGAGCAGGTTTTAACTGACTTGACAATCGGAACCAGTAATGGTAATATTAGCTTCGTTCAAGTAAAGTCTACTACAGACACACCTGCTAACGATCCCCTACTTCCAATATAGGATACAGGAATGGCTACACCCTCACAGAATTACATGTTGTTAAAAGGCGGTACGAATAGTTCTAACAGTACTATTTATACTTCTGATGATTCTAATACTCAAAATGCTATTAAGATTGGTGATACTATTAAAATAACTGGTACCGCTAATAATAATGGAGTATTTACAGTAACTGACATCACAACCGATGGAACCGCTCTTGGTAGCAATGGCGATGTTTATTATTCCTTAAAGGGTGCGGCAATAGCGAATGAGTCAAGCAATACAGATAGAAACCTTGAGATAGAAGTCGTAAGGGCACCGGGTGATAAATTAGTAGCCCTTGGAGATGTGGACAATACTGGAAACATAGATGTTTGGTCAAATAACAATACCACTGATTATGTTGGAACAAGTCCGGGTAGTGCAGATGGCTGGACTATATCAGCGATAAGCCCAACATTGGATGGCGATGATGCTAAATACATTTATCATTTTATAGATGAGGCATTAAGGGTTTGCAATATTAACGAACAGAATACAAGCATCATAAAGTGGTATGGGTATATTCAAAGACAGCAATTCAGTCATAAATATGGCTTGACTTTTTCTGGTTGGCAAGAGCATCCTAATACGTTAGCTCCTCCAAAAATAGCAACTGATGTTACGTTTTGCTATGTAAACTCTCCTGCTGTTGGAGCCAGCGGTGGTACAAACCCCACTCTTGGAGATGATCCTCATGCCAACGATGAAGCAACAAATTATTACAGTGAGTCTAGAGGCGTTGCTAGGGCAAAGAAAACCAGTACTAGCGATCTAAGAATTAAAGCCGATAATGGGAATATGGCTGACATGCTTTCAGATACTCAAAAGGCTTTTTTACTTGATGTCTTAAATGACAATGACAGTCTTTTTGATTTTGGTGGAAACACATCTGATGGCGATGGCAATATGGAGGATGTTGTATCAAAAGGTTTTATATGTACTAATTCTGGTTTTGTTGTTAATAGCGGTGCTGGAAGATTAACAAATTCTACTAGTAATAAAGGAACAGCGTATTTAAGATTCATAACGGAAATCGGTAAAAAGTATCAGGTAGGATTTGACTTACTTAGTAGTAGCAATGCTAACGGTAGTGTTTCTTTAAGTGCTAGTACTACTTACGGATCCGCTACGTCTGGGGCGATTAGCTCAAGCGGTGTTGAGAATTGTACCTTAACCTCATCGTTCACTGCAACAGCAACCACTTCTTATTTACACCTAAGAGTTGAATCTAACACAAATACCGAATATGCAGACTTTGACAATCTTACAATAAGGAAAATAGATCAGTTTGTTTTTGAAGATACTAACCCAACAGATGTGCTAGATCAGTGTACTGTAGGCGAGGTGATAACAATAGACGAGGCACTTGGTACTTTTCCGAAAGAATTTTTATTTTGTACTAGGATTTCTGGTGGTGCTGGAGGGCCAATGAGTTATTCAAGGGCTTATGGTGGGAAATTAACTGGTACTGCACCAGATGTTTATGCTCAAGATGATACACCAATTATTGAAAGAGGATTAGGTTTTAACATCGGAGTGACAGATGGAACAGCAACGGGGTCTTGGGAGGCTGGCACATATGAATTTTATCAAACATTCGTTTATGAAAATCATCAAGAGTCCTTACCTTTGCAAATGGGAGATGGGGATGATGGTTCAAACTTAGCCGCTGGGACACACGAGTCATCTGGTAATTTAGCCTTGAGGGTTTCAGTATATGCTGATGTTGCGTATAGTGGTAGAGTTGTAGGTGGGAGGATTTATACAAGATTAAGCGGCACTGATAATGAATTAATATTATTAGTTGATATTGACATTGTTAAAGGCGTAAGAACAACTATTGACGGTGATCACGTTCCTTGGCAATATGAGACTGGAAAAGGATATTATGTTGTTGGCGATGCTAGTGGAAATTCATCAAGGCCCAATATCGATACATACAATACTATAAATGGATATAGCCCAGAAGCACATTTTAATGCGTTAGGCGGTAGGAATGAAAGTTATAAATGTTCTGTGGTTGCTAACCGTAGAGCCTTTATTGCCAATGTTAAGTTAAAAGGGGCAAACATAGAGTTGCAGAAATACGGTGATAGAATCATGTATAGTGAAATTAATAAATTTGATACATTCTTACCTCACAACTTTATAGATGTTTCTAAGGGTGACTATGGAGAATACACAGCATTAGAGTCTTTTGCTGATAGGCTATTGGCCTTTAAGCATAATTTAGTACATGTAATAAACATAGCAAGTCCTAGTGTGGCAAATTGGTATTTAGAAGATACTATAAAGTATTACGGGGTTAATCATCAGTTTAGCGTTGCAAAAACAAACAATGGAATAGCTTGGGTTTCAGACGATGGATGCTATTTATACGATGGTCAATCCGTTAGGAACTTGATAGATAGGAAATTAGCGGTAAGTCAAGCATCATATACTGGCACAAGTGTAACTTGGCAAGATTGGTATAGAGGAACAGCGTTTTTAAAAGATGTAATGCTTGGTTACGATGCAATGAGTAATTCTTTGGTGATGTTACGAAGTCCTTCTGATGGAACAAATAATTCAAATACTGGATGGATATATGACTTTGATACAAGAGGATGGGTATATCACGATGCAATATTTACCAATGATAAAAGCTATACGAATTTTACCACAGATTGGAATAACAATTTAACAGTTGGGCAAGAGGGTAGCAGTAGCGATATTGAGTTTAAAAAGTTTTTACCTGTTTCAAAAACAGCAACAGGTCAAGAATTTGTAACAAGAGACATTGATTTTAATGAACCCGGATTAGTGAAAAAGATATATAAGGTAATTGTTACGTACAAATCAGATGGTGCTGAAACAACTCCTTTCTCTTATGCTGTTGATGGTAAACAAAATTTTTCAGGAGATGGTGGTGGTACATTTACTGGCAATCTTGTAGATACCAGTAATAAATGGGATGTGGTGACCTTGACACCTTCTTCAATCATATCATGCCAAAGCATTCAAATAAAGTTTGATGCTCCTAGTACAGGTATATTTGAAATTAACGACATGTCAATTCAATACAGAGTACTTGGGGTTAAAGAGGTCACGTAATGCCTTTAAGTGACAGAGACATAAGAAAGGTAATTAATACCAAGGAAGCTTCAATGGAGTTTGATGGCATTCCTTCCTTAAACGGAATGCTTGAAGGGCAAACAGCCATACAAAAAAAATCTAATACTCAGTTAGCGATTTACAAAAAGAAATTTGGAAAGATATGGAAGTCATACATGTCTGCAAATGGAAATCAAGTTGTTGATGAAGAGCTTACCACGAGAATATTAAAATATACTAATAAATTCATAGATTATAGATTATTTAAACATAGTTTTACTGATGACTTGCCGAATACTAAAATATATGTTCCTTGGCAAGGCCCAGCAGAGCAAACTACACTACTTGAGCCTAGGAGTGGTTATTTGTCTCCTTTTAAGATGACTTGTCATAAAATATTTTTTAGGACTCCAGCTATTGACACTGTTGCTACGGATATCGTTTTTGGAATAGATAAGATAGATAGTGGAGATACTACAATAGATTCAATATGTACTTACGATGCTACTGCTAACTGGAGTAGCAATTCTAATTTTATTATTTATGAGTCAGATTGGAGCAGTGCTCCGATAGTTGAGTCTGGAGATTTGGTTGGGATAAGTATTCAAGCTGATAACACAAATATTGTTACTTCTGAAAAACATTTTCATATGACATCATTATGGAGAACAGAGGTAGAAATAGGATGAAAAATTTATTAAATTCAAAGGAATCATACCATGGATTATAATTCTAATAAATCAAAAGGCTACATGCCAATAGCTTCTGGAGCAAACATGACCGGATATTACATGGGTGGTTCTTCTAACTTAATGGATATGATGCAGACTGGTGGTCAGGCTACTAGAGGTGGTGCCTTACTTGCACAGGCTCGACAAAGACAATCAGATCAACGCAGTCTGGAAAGTGCACAAAGGGCAGAGGCTGAAAGACAAAAGAAAGGCGGTCTTTTTGGAACTGTCGCTGGTCTTGGTGGTGGTCTTTTAGGAGCGGCTCTAGCACCTTTGACAGGAGGGGCTAGTTTGGCTTTGGGAGCAGGTTTGGGAACTGCGGCTGGAACTTTCTTAGGTGAAAGCTTAGGTGCTGGTAAATCAAAAAAAGTAGACCGTTCTGGCACCGTTTACGGTCAAGAACAATTTAGGGATGTAGAACAGGCTAGTAGAGACTATACCAAGGGGAAACTAGAAAGAGCTTTAGCGTCTGGTGGAAAGGCGGCGTTGAGTGCGTATGCTTCTCCGGGTGGAGGAATATACGGAAAAGTCTCAAGGGATGTTGATCCTTCTGGATTACTTGGAAAGGGAAGAGGGTTCCTAACAAAAACATTTACTCCAAATGTGCCGACAGATTCTTTTGGGAACCCATTAATGTCTTCTGTGGCAGATACGAGCATTATGGATGCTTATTTTTCTGCAAACCCATTAACGGCCGGACTACAAGAAGGTGGCGAAGTTAAAAAAGGTGCGTTAATGGATGCTTTTAAAGAGGCTGATTTAAACAAGGCTTTAATAATGCAACAGGCAAAAGAAAGAATATTGGGAGATCCTAAACAGCAATACTTTCCAGAATCGGTTGCGTATTTAAACCAAGCTGGTTTACTTGGAATGACAGAAGGGATGAGTAAAGAAGAATTAGAAGATAGGGCTTTTTTAAGAGAGCAGATAAAATCAAGAGCAGGGTTAGATGCTATGATATATGAGCCGACCTTGGGGATTGGTGATGTTGCGGCTACTGAATCACTATCTCCTCAAGAGCTTCGCATGGATAGAAGTTCTTTAACAGATGATATATCCGGATTGCAAGCAATTTCAATGTTTACACCTCCGGAGCAAAGCACGTTAAATTCCCCTAGATTTTTAAGAGATGTATTGGGTATGGTGACTAATTCAAGGCCTTTAACAACATCTATTGACGTAGGCCCATTAACTGTTCTTGGTGGTGCGGCTCCCGGCTATAATCCGGGTGATTCATTTCCCGGATATAATCCCGGTGGCACATTTGCAGACGGTGGCCTTGTTGAGTATCAGTATGG